TCCATTTCATTTCTCCCTATGCAAAGAAAAGGAGAGGATCTCTCCTCTCCTTTATGTTGTTAAGCTGAGAAGCTTGGCACCTGAATCGCTGTATCCCAAGCAGTTACAACACCTGTTGGTGTGTTCTCTGTGGTGTATGCTCTGACATATCCTGTGTCAACAGCACCAGAACAAGTGATGCCAAGTGTTGCTGTCTGTACTTCGACAAACTCCTCTTTCGTGTTAGCTGACAGATCAGCTCTGCCGACAGAAACATTGTAAAGGACATATTTCGTTGCAGAAACATCGTTCTGCACCTCGAATGTCATTGCGAAGTTCTTTGGCTGAACTGAAGCATCTTCAACAAGAAGATGATTGGTGTCTTCTTTATATCCAAGAATGTCTTTTGCGAACTTGTCTGTGACCATAGCAATGACCATGTTGCCCTCGTAAGAGCCATTTCCAGCGATAACATAATATCCGATGTCATCAGCATAGAAAACATTCTCGTCTCCTGACGGAGAAAGAGAAAGTGAAACAGCTCCCGGAAGTGCGAATGGAGTGCCATATGTGACAGAATTGTCATTTCCTATGGTTATCGGTGCAATGTGAACATTCTTTAGACCGAACTGAACTTTTGCCATTTATTTACCTCTCCAAAAATTGTATAGACGATTTGAAACAGCTCTTCCGAATCCATAAAGGTTTCTGTCTTGTCATAAATGAAGCCTCCATCATCGAGAGCATTCTCCACTTCTGTCTCGATGTCTGGCTCCTTCTTCGATGTGTAAAGAATGACATTGTATCTGTCCCTCTTCACATAGACTCTGTCATCAGCATCGAAATTGTTGGAATATGTGACCTGAAAGATTATATATGGAGGTTCAGGAACTTCCCTGAAGAATCCATATGCACAGGGAATGTCTGTCAGCTCCTGAAGAGCCGAATATAATTCATTTAGCATCTGCGATTGCCTCCTTCACTTTCTGCACATATATCTGTCCTCCCTTTTCCCAAGCTGGAATGACATGAGGTTTCCCTTGAACGAATCCATATGAAGCTGGAGGATTGACCACCTCTGTGCGATATGTGACAGTTCTTTTCGATGTCTTCAGCTTTGGTCTTCCACGAGGAGCTTTTCCATTCCATTGGTTTCTGCTCTGATGACCGAACTCAAGCAGATGTATCTTCTGCCATGATGTCCGATTATAGACAGCATTTGTCTCTCCGAAAGGAGTTTCCTTTGTGATTGCCCAATCCCATCCGAGAGCATATTCGCCATCATCCTTCGGAGATGTTTCCACAAGTGTCTGCTGGATCTCGATTGCTGTCTCATTCGTTGCGAGTTTGATGTTCTCGATGACCTCCGAGCAATAGACAGAGAAGATATCATCGAAAGCCTTGTGAACATCGTCAGCATTGACAACATACAGATGCTTTCCTGAATCACTTCTCCTGTTTGTTTTCCGAACAGAAATACTCATGTCTCATTCCTTCCGAGTTTTCTCTGTGCATACAGCTCTGTCACATCATCTTCCCTGTCATAAACACGATAGATGATGTATTTCTGTCCTTCAAAGACACAAGCCTCTTCGCCTTCGTAATCGTCAAAGAAGACCTCGAATCTCTTTGTCGGATTGATGCCGATTGCTCGAGCAGAGAAGAACTCACTCTGTGTTATTGGCAAGACAGAACAGAAGACCTCTCTCGAGGTCTCTGTCATTGTCTGATTCCCTATGGAATCCGTTTGAATTGTTTCTTTGATTAGTGTAAGAACGGAATCTCTCATCATGCACTCCAATCTGCGAAGCCGTCAGCAATGCGAAGCCTCGATTTGATGCCTTCATAGGCTTTCAAGAGACCATCATATTCGTCAGGAAGTGTGCGAGAAAAGTGTGCCTTTGTATAGAGAGAAATTGCTTGAACGACCATAGGATCAAGATTCGCTGTTCCGAGCTTGTCATCCAGTATTCCAGCAAGACCGAGATCCTGAATCGCACTATTGATGTGCATTGATATTTCGTCATCATATTTTTTTGTTGTCACTCGAAGCGATGTCTTGATTATGTCTATCAGCATTGTTATTCCTTCTTTGTTGTTTTCTTTTTTGCTGTTGGTTTCTTTATCGGTTCATCTTCTACGATCTCACAAGCATTCATCTTCAGAAGGATGGATGCCTGTGCTGGTGTAGTGTCAATGATCTGACCAGCAAGAACAACAGCTCTGATTTCCTTTGTGATCTTGACTTTCATATTAAGCTGATGCTGTTGTCTTCTTCAGAACACAGAAAGCTCCTGTTCTTACTACTCCGACAGCACAATAAAGCTTTCCAAGAACAGCAACCATATCCTTTGATGTCATTTCGATTGATCTGTCATCGATAGCAAATTCGACATTCAGACCATTCGGAAGGTTAGCATGTAAGCCTTCGCTTATTGATCCGACTATGGCAACAGGGTCATTTGCTGATGCTGTGCTGAATGGCTTGAGTGCATCGGTGAAAAGAACTGGCATTCCATCGAATGCATCGATGAAATATCCGTCAGCTGTCTGAAGTGTTCTGTATGCAGAATATGTCTGTCTGTTCATGATTACTACAAGATCAGAAACATCTCCTGTCAGCATTCCTTCAGCAAGAATGAGGTCATCAGATGCTATTGCAGATATGTTCTTCACAGCGATCAGAGGAGCTGTTGTTCCAGAAGTGCCAAGTGATGTGATTGATGTGATTGCATTCTTGTCAGCTTTCTTGATGATCCTGTAGGTTAGCTCATCATAGATGTAGTTAAGGAAGGCTTCTCCACGAAGGCTCAGCACTGCATCGGTGAGTTCCACATATTTCTTCACCATCTGAGGCTGAAGCTCTACGATTCCAAGCACAAGTGTTTCTGGATCTATCGCATTACCACCCTCAGTATGGTTCACAGCTTCTGTTCCTGATATTTCAAAGTTTATCTTATAGTTTCCCTTTAAGAATGATTTTGGAATCCTGTTCCAAATGTCATCTCTTTCCCATGCTGTTCTTACTCTGTTCTCGACTATCTCTGGAACAGCGATTGTGCCGTTTTCTGCATTCTCCGTCAAAAGTGCTCTTACGATCTTATCATCGCCTGTTTTGATGTATTCAGCATAAGCATTGATGTATTCAGGAGAATTTCTTGTGATCATTGTTTCCATTGGTTTTGACCTTTCTATGTTTTCTTGAATTGTTTCGCCTTCGTCAGAGACAACAGCCTGAATCTCGGCTTCCTTCTCTGCGATAAGCTGGTTCTTTCTCTCTATGAGAGAATTTGTTTCGTTCTCGAGCTTTTCCACATCTGCTCCTTCACCATTCAGCTCGTCAGCGATGGCATTCATTCGAGCGATGACTTCCTCGAGATTCATTTCCATAATTTCCATTTTTGTACCTCTCATAAATTGAGCTTTATCTTGAGAGCTAATGCCCTCTTTTTATCTTCTAATGCCTTGAGTATTGCCTTTTCGCTCTCCAGCGATTCGAGTGCTTTCTCCAAAGCCTCTCGATCAGCTGACCTCTGTGCAATAGATGTCTCTTTGTATGCTGGATCTGTGACAGCTGAAATCTCATACAGCTTCTGTTCCTGATATTTCAAAGTTTATCTTATAGTTTCCCTTTAAGAATGATTTTGGA